TACCTGCAAAACAGCAGCGCGCGCGTCTTCCGCAACTGGCGCGTCGAGGAGTTCGAGGCACCGAAGGACGCCATTCACCGGCTGGGCGCTGACTGGGGATTTGCAACCGATCCGACCGTCCTGGTGCGCTGCCACATCGTCGGCCGCAACCTCTACATCGACCACGAGGCCTACATGGTGGGCTGCGAGATCGTCAACACGCCGGACTTGTTCATGACCGTGCCGGAGGCCGAGAAGTGGCCCATCGTGGCCGACAGTTCGCGGCCGGAGACGATCAGCCACATGCGCAAGAACGGCTTCCCGAAGATCATGGGCGCTGTCAAGGGCGCGAAGTCGGTCGAGGAGGGCGTCGAGTGGCTCAAGTCCTACGACGTGGTGGTCCACCCACGCTGTATCCACACTATCGACGAGCTGACCTTCTACAGCTTCAAGACCGATCCGCTGACCGGCAAAGTGCTGCCGATCCTGCAGGACAAGAAGAATCACGTCATCGATGCGCTGAGATATGCGTGCGAGGGCGTCCGCAGGGCTGCGGTGGTTTCGCGGCCTGTCAACTTCACACCATTGCCTGTCACGAGCAAATGGTAGAAAATACTTGCAAATAGGGGCGAAATATGGCACGCATGTCCAAAGAGCAATATCTCAACAATCTGCACACCGATGCGCTGGAGCAGTTCAACGACATCCAGACCGCACTGCGCGACGAGCGCCTGCAGTGCCTGCAGGACCGGCGCTTCTACAGCCTGGCCGGCAGCCAGTGGGAAGGCCCACTGTGGGACATCTACGAGAACAAGCCGCGCTTCGAGGTGAACAAAATCATGTTGTCGGTCATCAGGATCGTCAACGAGTACCGCAACAACCGGATCACGGTCGACTACGTCAGCAAGGACGGCGAGAACGACAAGCTGGCCGAGACCTGCGACGGCATGTACCGAGCCGACGAGCAGGACAGCGTGGCCGACGAGGCCTACGACAACGCCTTCGAGGAGGCCGTGGGCGGTGGCTTTGGTGCCTGGCGTCTGCGCACCGTCTACGAGGACGAAGAGGACGAGGACAACGAGTACCAACGCATCCGCATCGAGCCAATCTTTGACGCCGACAGCTCGGTGTTCTTCGACCTGAACGCCAAGCGCCAGGACAAGGCCGACGCCAAGTTCTGCTACGTCGTCACCTCGATGACCAGGGCCAGCTACAAGGAGGAGTGGGGAGACGACCCGACCGACTGGCCCAAGATCATCCACCAGTACGAGTTCGACTGGTGCACGCCGGACGTGGTTTACATTGCCGAGTACTACAAGGTCGAGGAGGTCAACGAGACCATCCGCATCTTCCGAGCAATCGACGGCACCGAGGAGCGCTACAGGGCCAGCGAGTTCACCGACGACCCTGCGCTCGAAGAGACCCTCGCGGCCATCGGCAGCGTTGAGGTGCGGCAGCGCAAGATCAAGCGCAAGCGCGTGCACAAGTACATCATGTCGGGCGGCAAGATTCTGGAGGACGCCGGCTACATCGCCGGCAACTGCATCCCCATCGTTCCGGTCTACGGCAAGCGCTGGTTCGTCGACAACGTCGAGCGCTGCATGGGTCATGTGCGCCTGGCCAAGGATGCGCAGCGCCTCAAGAACATGCAGCTCAGCAAGCTGGGCGAGATCAGCGCGCTGTCAAGCGTCGAAAAGCCCATCCTAACGCCTGAGCAGGTGACCGGCCACCAGATGATGTGGGCAGACGACAACCTGCGCAACTACCCGTACCTGCTGGTCAATCCGATCACAGGCCCGGACGGCAGCCAGCAGATCAGCGGCCCGGTGGCTTACACCCGCAGCCCACAAATCCCGCCTGCGATGGCTGCGCTCCTGCAGATCACCGAGCAGGACATGCAGGAGATTCTCGGCAGCTCGCAGCAGGCCGACAAGATGGTCAGCAACATCAGCGGCAAGGCCGTCGAGATGATCCAGACCCGCCTGGATATGCAGACCTTCATCTACATGAGCAACTTTGCCAAGGGCATGAAGCGCTGCGGCGAAATCTGGCTGAGCATGGCCAAGGACGTGTACGTCGAAGAAGGCCGGCGCATGAAGGTGATCAACGCAGCCGAAGAGGCCGACATGGTCGACCTGATGAAGCCGATGGTCAGCGAGACCGGCGAGGTGGTCCTGGAAAACGATCTGAGCCAGGCCAAGTTCGATGTGGTCGCAGACGTTGGCCCGTCCAGTTCAAGCAAACGCCAGGCGACCGTCCGGGCACTGACCGGCATGATGGCCATCAGCGACGACCCAGAGACCAAACAGGTGCTGCAGGCGATGGCCATGCTGAACATGGAGGGCGAGGGCATCGGCGACGTGCGCGACTTCTTCCGCAAGAAACTGCTGCGCATGGGCGTGGTCAAGCCAACCGAGCAAGAGGCCGAGCAGATGATGATCGAGCTGCAGGGCCAGCCCCAAGACCCGAACGCTGTCTTCCTGCAGGCCGCGGCCGAGGAGGCCATTGCCAAGGCGGCCCAGGCGCGCGCCAGCACGATCAAGACCGTGGCCGACGCCGGCCTGTCTCGTGCCAAGACGGCCGAGACGCTGGCCAAGACCAGCCTGGAGCAGCAAAACCTGGTGCTGACCGAAATCGAGGCGGCGCAGCAGGCTGTCATGGGCCAAGAAATTCAGCCTGTTGTCAGATGACGGCAGATGCGTGAAAATGTGGGAAACGGCAACCACCCAGCCGTTCAAATTGGGTGAGTTTGATGGGGTCAACCGATGAACAAAAGGGCAGTGATTGTTGATGAGAGCCAAGTCGACGAAACCGTAGCGATTGAGGACGAGCCGCAGGAAGTTGAGATTGAAACTGGTGAGAACAATGCCACCAGCGACCAACTGAACGATGGCGAGACGCAAACGCAGGAGGAGGAGTCGGACGAGGTTGTCGTCTCCATTGGCGAGGAAGCGCCCCCCGCCGAAGAGGAAGTCCGTGCGCCGGAATGGGTGCGCGAGCTGCGTAAAGCGAACAGGGAAAAAGAGCGCCGGATTCGTGAACTCGAAGCCAAGCTGACGGCCACAACGACTGAGAAAAAGCCGGTCGTGACGTTGGGACCGAAGCCGAAGCTGGAGGACCACGACTACGATGCGGATCGATACGAGCAAGCAATGGACGCCTGGCATGACCGCAAGCGCCAGCACGACCTAGAGACCGACAAGGTTCGACAGGCCGAGCAAGCGCAGCAGCAAGCCTGGCAAAGCAAGCTGGAGTCCTACGGCAAGGCGAAAGCCGAGCTGAAGGTGCGTGACTACGAGGATGCTGAGGAAACCGTCCAGCAGGTCTTGAGCGTCACCCAGCAAGGCATCGTCCTACAAGGCTCGGACAATCCGGCCCTGGTGATTTATGCACTCGGCAAGAACCCGAAAAAGGCAGCGGAACTCGCAACATTAACCGACCCCGTGAAGTTTGCCTTCGCGGTAGCGAAACTGGAGAAGGAATTGAAAGTTACCAACCGCAGGGCAGCACCCGCACCAGAGCGCATCGTCCAGGGAACTGGTCGAGTATCTGGCGCGGTGGACTCAACACTTGAACGGCTGCGCGATGAAGCCGCACGCACTGGAAACATGACGAAAGTCCTCCAGTACAAGCGGCAGAAACAAACAGCATCCAGAAACTGATTTTTTTATAGGAGCCAATCATGGCAAATGCATTTTCCAAAGAAGAGCGCGTCGCGTTTGAAGACCTTCTCGAAGGCTTTAACGATGCGCTGGTCCTCTCCCGCAACGTCAGCGTCTATCGCACCGACCAGGTGATGATGGAGCGTGCTCGTGACACCATCTGGCGTCCGCAGCCCTACATCGCTCAGTCGATCAACAGCACGCCTGGCACCAGCATTGCGCTGCAGTACCAGGACATGACCCAGCTCGCAGTTCCGGCCACCCTCGGGTTCAGCCAGACCGTGCCCTGGACCATGACCGCACTGCAACTGCGTGACGCACTGCAGGAAGGTCGTCTGGGCCAATCAGCCTCGCAGAAGCTGGCCTCCGACATCAACGTGGCAATCATGAACGTGGCGTCCTCGCAGGGCACCTTGGTCGTGTCGGTGCCAACTGGTGCTGGCAGCTACGACGATGTGGCGCTGTGCGACACCATCATGAACGAGCAAGGCGTGGTCATGAACGACCGTGCTCTGGCACTGTCCAGCCGCGACTACAACGGTCTGGCCGGCAACATCGCCAGTGCTCAGGCCCGTTCGTTCAACGGCAACAAGTCCAACACTGCGTTTGAGCGCAGCTTCGTGGGCATGGTCGCCGGGTTCGAGACCTACAAGATGGACTACTCCAACGCGATCAACGTGCCCAATCCGTCGACCACCCAGGTCACGATTGACACGGCCAACCAGTTCTATGTGCCGCAAGCCACGTCGAACGCTGTTGGCGGCCAGATCAACGTGGACAACCGTTTCCAGAACATTCTGATCGACATCGCTGCAGGCGGCCAGGTCAGCATTGGAGACGCATTCACGGTGGCCAACGTCGAGGCGTTGCATCACATCACCAAGCAGTCCACTGGGCAAGAGAAGACCTTCCGGGTCATCGCACTGCCCAACGCTGCCCCTGGTGTGCAGACCATCGGCTCTGGTGCTGGTCAGACCATCACGATCTCGCCTCCGTTCATCTCGGGTCAAGGCGGCTCTGATGCTGAACTGCAGTACCAGAACATCAACTCGACCCCTGCGGCCGGTGCCACCATCACTTTCCTGAACACCACTGCTGGACGCATCAACGTGTTCTGGCAGCGCGATGCTCTGGAAATCTTGCCTGGTCGCTACGCTGTGCCTTCGGACGCTGGTGTTGCAGTGATGCGCGCCACGACCGACAACGGCATCGAGGTGGTGATGCAGAAGTTCTACGACATCGACAGCATGACGATCAAGTATCGTCTGGACACGCTGTACGGCGTCGTGAACAAGCAGCCTGAGATGTCCGGCATCTTGTTGTTCGGTCAGACCTGATCTTCAACCAGAATGTGGGGGGACTTCGGTCCCCTCACTTCCAAGGAGCACACCATGCCGTTGACCAAAGGTTACTCGCAGAAATCAATCAGCAAGAACATCTCCAAGGAGATGAAATCTGGCATGCCGCAAAAGCAAGCCGTGGCCGTGGCGCTGTCCACTGCGCGCACTGCAGCCAAGGCCGCAGGCAAGCCCAGCAAAGCGCCAGCCAAGCCCATGAAGGCAAAGAAATGAAGGCCGGCCTGTACGCCAACATCCACGCCAAGCGCGAGCGCATTGAGCGCCAGAAGGCCGCAGGCAAAACGCCTGAGCGCATGCGCAAGCCTGGGACCAAGGGCGCACCGACCAAGGCCGATTTTGTGGCCTCAGCCAAGACAGCGAAGAGGAAGTGATGCTGCAATACCCACGCATGCTTTACAAGACGCCACCGGCACGCCAAGGAAAGCGCGCCGATATGCGTGTGGTCAAGGATCAAGCAGAGTGCGACCAGGCTCTGGCAGCCGGCTGGCACCTGAAGATTGAGGCAGCAGACGAGGCATCCGGCTTTGTCTACAAAAAGCCCGTCCCCAAGCCACTGCCGAAACGAGTCCCAAAGCCAAAGCCTCCGAAGCCGGTCAACAAGCTCGACCCGAAGTGGAGCGCAGAGCAGCGCGCCAAGGCGGCCGCAGCAGCAGTGCCTGAAGAGGTGCCGCAAGACGATGCGCCGGTCACCCGCGAGGAGCTGGAGAACAAAGCCACCGAGTTGGGAATACCATTCAACGGTCGCACATCAAACAAAAAGCTCAGTGGCCTGATTGCCACTGCATTGCAGCAGGGAGGCTGACATGGGCTACAGCAAGCGCCAATTTATTGAGGCCGCATTTGCCGAGATCGGCCTTGCGTCCTATGTGTTCGACCTGCAGCCCGAGCAACTTGAGGCCGCCAGGCGCAGGCTCGATGCCATGATGGCCGACTGGAACGGCAAGGGCATCCGGCTCGGTTATCCGATCCCAGCCAGTCCACAGGACGGCAGCATCGACGAGCAGACCAGCGTTCCAGACTCGGCCTACGAGGCGATCATCTGCAGCCTGGGCATCCGGCTGGCTCCAAGTTACGGCAAGCAGGTGATGCCAGAGACCAAGGCCACGGCCAAGCAGGGCTACGATACTCTCCTGCAGCGCGCCACCTTCCCGCTGGAGCAGCAGTTCCCCAACACGCTGCCATCTGGCGCTGGAAACAAGCCCTGGCGCGTGTACGACAACCCATTCCTGGGCAACCCCGTCTATCCGGTGACCGCTGGACCAGACGGC